GGAACATTTGGTATATCTTAGCAGAAGAGTCGCGAGCAGTAGTTTCATCTACAAAGCGCCAGTGAGCACAAATGTCGTTAGTGTAAGGGCGTACCAGTAGCACTCCTTGCTCTCCCCTTCCAATACGATAAAGTTTGCGAGTCTCTGTGTCTGTGAAGTCAAGGTCCTCATAAGGGAGTTCATAACAAAATTCAAGCATGGGTGCCCGACTGGTGCTCTGCTACCCTAGCACAGCGTCAAACAGGTGTCAAGCAGGTTCTGATGGTGTTCCGTTACCAAATGGGATTGTACCATTAGGAGCGACCACATATGCTTCGATGTAGTGATCTTCGTCTGGTACATTAGGTAGGTGTGGGAACCAATCAAAACATGCTTCAGTTGCCTTGATTTGAGTGTCAAACACATAGTATAGTGTCTCTGCTTCAAACACAGCATCAATCTCTGCCTCTGGAATAATCCAGTTGGCATTCTCATCATCAATAGGATCTTTGTAATAATTATATACCACTGCCTTCTTCTCATCAGACAGTGTATGATATCTCTTGTTATTGATTACAAGGACATACTTGTCCTCATTCTTAGCAATACGAACACATAGATCGTATTCTGTTAGTGGATTGAGTGAAATTAGTGCCATCAGTCAAAATCTCCTGCTTCAATTCTTGCGAGAATGCTGTTAAGATCATCCGCAGTTGGGAACTTCTGAACACGAGTGACTGGCATGTCATCAATAAGTTCAACAGAAGTTGCTGCTGCCATGTATGCGATCAATCTATTGACAAACTTCTTATAAACTGTTTGATTCAGTTTGAAGAAGTGCTCCATGTGATCAAGATATGGAGTAGTTGGTGCTTCTTCATCTACCCAAGTATTTTCTTCAATGAGACCAGCAAACTTTGTTGGTGTTACTGGGAATTTGACATCGTTTGGATGTGTGCTACCTTCCTGATCCTGTGGAATATCTCTCAGTTTCTGTCTATATGTTGCCCACTGTGCTTTCTGCTCATCATTGATAGGAGCATCGAGAGTTTGTGACCAGTCAGATTCATCAAGCATAAACTTACGAATCAAACGAATCTGTGTCCAACTAGCAATATGTCCTCTAGCATACTTTGCTAGTAGTTGTGCTTCAAGATCTTGCTCTTCAATGTCTTTGTATTGAACATACTTATCAGTTAGAGCATCATACAGATCATCCAATTCTGATGGTAGGTGTTGTCCTACTTTATACTCATAAGACACCCAGTTATACTTACCAGTCTTCTGATCTCTCTGGTGTTTTGTCTTATTGATAAAAGTTCTTCCATCCTTGTAACGGACAAAAGTCTCCAGTCTGTCTCTATCAGAGTCCCAGATAGGGAATAGAATAGGATTAATATCAGAAGTCCAGTATTCTTCACGGATGCTCTTCGTGATACCATTTCTAAGCATGGTTCGATTCAGAGCATTTACATATAGTTCTACTTCTGGTGATGCGTATGATCCAGTCATTAGTGTACCTTGTGAGCCCATCCTGTCAAAATGTATTTATCTTTAGTAAAAACAGTATTACCTCTATGAACGTGTGTCATGCCTGCTGGGAAGATACAAACTAACCCTGCTTCAGGTTTTACTCTTCTCTTCTGATACAGAAACTCTGTCTCTGCTTCTCCATCAGGCATATCATTTAGATAAATTGTCCACACTAACTCTCTATTTGCTGATGCGACTGACGCATTCTCATAGTGCCAGTTATGATATCCACCCTGTGGTGGCGTCTTTTGTCCCTTTACAGTGTATGATTGTAGTCTAACACTTAGCAGTTGATCATATGTCATACAATAGTGCTTGAGACAACACTTGAGATACTCATTAGCATGTGTTGTTATCTCACTATCATAATCATTGAAGATCAACTGTTTGTCATGCCTTCCTAACTTAGAATCAAACTGTTTCGATCCCTCGCCAATATCAACATGAAGTGAACCATTAGTGATGGTTTCAAATCTCTTGATAGCGTGAGCACAAAACTGCTTTGGTACAAAGTTTCTCCAGATACCAATAAAGTCGTCAAACTCTCCCACCATTTTGTCGATGGGAAATACATAATTTTCTTCATCCATAATTATCGTGCTTTGATCAAATATTTTGCTCTATGATATCTAGTAATGAGCGGAATGTTGCTTTCTGGAGCAACCAGGGCGCTAGTTGAAATTGGTGTAGAAGAACTCATTTCAAATGATCCTTCACTAACAACAATACCAGAAGATAAAGCAGTTACGGTGTCATCAACAAAATCAATGTCTTCGATCGTTTGTCCATCAGATGGTATAAATGTTTTTTCAATGTATTCATCATAGAAGAATGTAATAGCAGAAATACCATAGTTATCAACAGTAATCTCATCATTATCATCCTGAGAAGCTGGTCTTGTCTGTCTAATAATCAACTCCATATTAGCTCCCCTTGCTTGAGAACTTTCGCCAATAAGGATTTCCCTTTCTTCCCAACCACTTAATGTTTCAGAACTTGTGACAATAGCATCGAGAAGTGTAGTTGTTGTACCTCCAGTTGCTCTATAGAATACCATCAGATCTTCATTTGGTGTTTCACCACCATTACTATTATTTCCTTTGGTTACAGAGAATTTTAACTTATTAACATTTCTTGTGTCAAGAGGACCCAACACATATTCTCTCGATCCAGGACCAGAGAATGGTAAGTATCTCGTAGATCTATTGCCATACTTTGGTGCGTCACCATTACCACCACCTGGCATTGCGAATCCACCAGTAGATCCACTACCTGTTCCAGGACTTACTGGTTTGGTATAGTTATCTTTAACATCACCATTAGCAGAAGACTCAAGCCAAATATTACTAGCGAAAGCAGATCCTGAAGGAACACCTTCAGTATCACACTCATAATATTTACCAGATGGATTTGTTGGGAGACCATCTACTGTTTCACCACCCTCAGTTCCCCTATATTCAACTTTCACATAACCAGCACCACCAGTGCTTCCGTTACCTCCACCAGATCCAGGTGATTGAAGACCAGCAACAACTGGTACATTCTTAGCATTAATGATCAGATAAACGTGACCACCGCCGCCACCTGCGCCACCAACTTTACCTGAGAATTCTATTTCCTCATCAACCTTAATCTCAACATATCCATTACCACCATAGTTTCCAGGTGAACCACCGTTACCAGCACTGCCAATTGAAGCATTTGCTACAAATGAACTTCTCCAAGCAGAATCACCTTGTCTACCACCAGTACCACCACCGTTACCATTGTGTCCAACACCTGCCTGACCACCATCACCTCCAGAAGCGGATCCCGATGGTCCAGCAGATGCTCCGCCACCACCACCGCCGCCAGCGGTACAACTACCCTGAGTTCCAGCAGCACCATTGGCAAATCCTAGAGCGTTGGCAACCTGCTGAAGACCTACGCTAGCATTTCTCCAACTACCACCAGCGTAGCAACCATCAGTAGTTCCACCACCGTTGAAACCACCACCTGATCCGCCGCCGCCACCGCCGCCACCAGCGCCAAACATTGCGTTACCATTAGCAGCATAGACGCCAGTAGCACCGCCACCAGCACCTGCGGTAGCACCATTACCCCATGCTCCCGTAGCACCGTTACCACCAGCTGCTGCGCCGCCGCCAGCGATAGATGGTCCAGCCTCACCACCCGTTCCATTTACGTTACCATCAACATTGTTGAATCCAGGACTACCGCCAAGACCAAGAACCCAAGAAAAAGCATTTTGTCCAACAGTAGCAGTAACGAGAGCACCAGGACCACCAGATCCACCAACAGCACCAGATCCTTGACATCCAGAGTTAGCGTTACCATTACCACCACCACCGCCGCCGCCAGCAGCTCTGACTTGAATAGTTCTATTAACTACACTATTACCAGGAGTTCCAGCATCATATGATCCACTGGCATTATATCTTGTCCACGAACCACTAACATTTTGAGTAAAGGTTTCATAGTCTCCACTACCACCAGGACCATACAATGAAGCACCACCAGTGGTTGCTCCAGGACCATCAGCACCACCTGTTCCACCTACTCCACCATTTTCTGATGTTTCAATAGTAACAATTTCATTATAAGGTGCCTGAGTTAATAGGGCAGGAATAGTAAATGTTCCAGCAGCTCCACCAGCTCCTCCACTATTACCATCTTGTCCACCGCCACCACCATTAGCATAAACTGTAAATGTTTCACCATCAATTTCAAACGTAGCGTAAGCATAACCACCAGCAGATCCATCATTGGTACTATCAGCACCGCCGCCACCAGGACCATAAAGATCAATTCTAATTTCAGTTACTTCTCCATCGGATGCTGGTACAGCATTCATAGTTATAGAACCTGATGTTGTTAGTTCTTCATCTTGGAATAGAACACCAGTTCCAGGTACATCAACAGATTGTACTTTCTTACCAATAACTGTAGTCTGGTCTACCACATACAATCTTGGAGCAGGTTCAACTAATTCTTCTTCAAATATACCTAGTGCCAATCTAGCAACACCACCAGTACCACTGGTAGCACCAGGAGATCCAGTTGTTGATACGGTAAAATTATCAGGTCCATCAATTTCAGTGACCTCATAATCACCATTAAATCCTGCTGGTTGAACACCACCAATAGTTACATATTGTCCAACATCAAAGGTATGTGATTCACTGAGAGTGAATAGAATAGTATTAGCACTAGCTGTATACTCTGCTGTAGAAATTTGGAAAATTTGAGATCCAGTGATTGGATATACTCCAGGTTCATTTACTGCTGGTTGGTCAATACCACCACGCAATCCAATACCCTGAACACCTAACATGTCATTAGCATTCAAGTTTCCTGCTGGAACTTCAGGACCTTGTTCTGATCCAGATGAAAGATTTTGTTTCAATACAATTACTTGATCTGGAGTATCTTGTATTGACGCAGGAATGTCAATAACAAATTCTTTCCATTGAGAATGGATAGCATCATATAAGTCAAATGCCTCACTGTTTTCTAATCCATTTTCATTTTTAAAGTCTTGTACAGATGGGAAAAGACGAAGTGATTCACCAGTAGATTTGAATTCACAAAATAGTCCTTCACCCACATTGTTAGGACGCTCTCCACCATTGTTGTCGTTACCAGCAATAGCATACACATATAATTGTGTGTAACCAGTAAAATCTAATTTGTATTCAACTCTTCTAGATGTTTTTAGTTGATCTGGATTATTGAAACCAGTTGCGCTAGCACCATATCCAAAAGCAAGATATTTATTACCTTGTGCGATAGATGGTTTTACAAATCCTTCCCATTCACCTGTTCCAGGACCATGTGGTTCCAATGAAATATCATCATATCCAATTCTACCATCACCAAGAGGATTCAAATATGAAATTAATTCTGGATCATTGACATCCCAGAAAATATCAGCAGGAGTGGTAGGATCATATCCACCAATACCAGCAGTGTTACCATATGTTGCTGCGGATGGATCATTCAATGGTTCTTTGGTAAGACCATGTGCGTGACCTAGTGGCAATCCACCACCACCTGCTGGAGAAAAAGCAGTAATGTTTGCTCTACTAGTAGTATACATTGCCGCAAACTCATCAACTGGAGTAGCAGCAAATTCAGAGTTTGTTAGTTCATCTGCCTCACTTCCCAAAATATTATGGAAGTGTTCTGGTGGTCTATTAAAGATATGGTCATCCATTGGACCAACTCTATAATCAACACTACCAGTTAAAAATGTAAAGACATCTGCTTGAATATTCGAATATCCTCTAGTCTTAACATCACCAACAGTAAAGAATAAACCACCATCAAGTAATGTTTCTTTAGAGATATACCAAGTACCACCAGTTTGTCCTACTTGGTTGATCAAAGCATTTTCAACTGTGGGTGATCCTTCACCATCAACACCGCCAACACCAACAATTATTCTATCTCTATAATCTGGTAAAACAAATGTTCCAACATTACGAGGATAGTCTTTTATATTAAAAGACTTACTTACAGTCATATTAGGGTGAACAGCACTACTAATCCCTGCAAAATTAGTAGAAGTTTGTGGAAGAGTTCCAACATCTACATTATCTGGAAATACAATTTCATAGGCAAACTCACCAGCAGGGGTGTTGCTAGATGTATTTTCGGTTGGTTCTTTCGTTCCATAAAGAATATCATAACCAAAAATACTAGATGGTAAAGATCCTAATCCAGGTCCTGCTGGACTATCGCCAGTATCATCTCTAAATCTAAACAAAACACCATAAGGATATGGCATTTTACTATTAGCATCAATTCCCGCGTCTTGATAGAAATTGATGAACATCTTATTGTTGATCCAATAAGTTCTTCTGATTGAACCAGGATCACCTTTAACTGTAATATTCAGACTGGTGTTGCCACCATATGTGTTACGTATAGCCTGATATAAATGAGGGTAATCTCTGATTAGAAGTTCACTACCATCACAATACAAGTAATCTTTGTAAGCATATTCTGGATTCTGTCCGCCAGTTCCAGCACCATTTCTATCTTCTGGAGCAGAAAAACTATCTACCGAAGCAGGAAAGATTGAACCTACAGGAGCATAGTTGTTCTGATGTTCCTGAAGATAATTTGAAAAACGATTTCTATATGAAACTGGCATTGTTTTAGTATTTGATCAAGAACTCTTGGACGAGGTATGGTTGAACGAATTGATCTGCTTTATTCTCCTGATTAACTCTAATGTTAATAGTAGATAGCAAATCTGCTGAAGGAATAAACGTCGGTAATGTATTTACCACAAAAGTTTGTGGTTGAGCTGTAAAGTTCAAAAAGTGTCTATGTCTAGCTTCATCACCAAATGGTTCAGTTTCAGTTGTATTATTACTAATACCAGAATAAGTATCTGGATCATCACTTTGCTTGAACGAGTCAAATGGTAAGTTTAAATCAGTATAGTTAGGCGACAAAGAAATAGAAGGTTCAAAAGAACCGCTACTTCCTCTAGCAGGCATAGCACCTAGTCCGAAAACACCATTACAACCATTTCCTTCGCAATATGTAAACACAGTACCTTCATAATCAATCTCTCCACAAGTTTCTTCTTGTAGAGATCCTTTATTTCCACCAGTACAGTTACTTTGACCACTCCAAATAGGATATACACACTCACCGTAATTATTGATGAATTCTTGTTTCACAAATGAAGAAGAATCTGGACTGATAGCATCCAAGTCTGGAATCAAACATTCGAATGCTGCCAAAAATTCACAACCTGTTAAACAACCACCATGAACTGTTCTAGTACAAGTAAATCCAAAGAATTCAGAGTCACCATCAGGAATACTAGTGCTCTTTAATTCTTCTCTAGTTGCTGCTTGTAAACATAATTCTTGATATGTATTATAATACCAAGGAACAACACAAATAGTAGTTTTATGTGTATAAAAGTTTCTACCGATTGGTCCAAATTCATTACCAGTAGAAGATCTTACTCTTGTTCTATTACCATCATGAAAGTGACCATGAGGCATAAAAGCATTCTCTAATACTTCCGTATATTCTGTGTAGTTACCAAAAGATCTTACAAACTTTGGTTCTCCTGTTACAGGAATTTGCTGTGCTGGCAAGAAGAAGTCTCCTTGATACAAAATCTCATACTGTGTTCCGATATTACTCTCCACACTTAATCCAACACCAGATTTTGTAATCTCATTATCATTATCGTCTAAGATGCGAAGATCTACATCATCGCCTAAGTTAGATCCACTAGATGCTCTCAACTTCTTAGAACCAAAGTCAGGTAACTGAAACTGATTGTCTAAAAGTGTGATGTTTGGTTTTCTATATCGCGATTCAGTACCAACACCAAGAATTTCTGCTAGAGCAGGAAAAATTTCAGCAGCATAAATTGATCCATCACACCTTAAATACCCTGCTGGCAAAAGATCTTTAGTATTGTCATCATCTGGATCATTAGTTGGCAATTGCTTTGACCAATGAATAATAGATCCAGTTAAAGTACCAATCTTCGATTTTTCTCTGTTATAAAATACTGCCATTTAGTATACCCTCATTA